AGGTGTGTTAGCCGCACCAATGTTTGTCTTAACTAAAGTACCATTGGAACCTGTTTTAACTACGTGCGAAGCGTTCATTGTGCCGTCAGGTGCGGCAACAGGAGCGGGGGATATTGTTATATCATTTTTCCCCCAAGAGCTATTGCTGAAGTCTTCACTGTAAGGAACTTTATTCGTTGCACTCGGCTCCACCAGAATCAGCGGCACTCCATCAACGTAATCCACGCGCACCGTGTCAGCACTGGCGGTCGCTATGTTACCGTTAACATCTGTGTAGGTTGCCACTCCTGATCTCGTAGCTGTAATAACATTAAGCGTATCCGGCTTAGAGGGATCGAGGTCAAGCGTTGGGTTCTCTAGGGTTCCAATCATGGAATCCCGAGCGTCAAAAAGAAGATAGGGGTCCAGCTCGTTGGGGTGAAACTCATTCAAGTTACTTAGCCTTTGCGTAAGCGGCCTGGTTAACGGAAGCGTAACACTCCTGTTGATGGCAGGTCTACTTAGCCAAGGCTTCAAGCTGTCCTTCTTCTTCGACATATTCTAGAGATAGATTGGTTTGATAACAACCTTCACACTGAAGGAGCTACCGGCACCTGTAACATTTGCGCGGATGTCTGACAAGGGAGTAGTGAACAATCCACCACCGTTACCAGTGAGAGTTGTGTCGTCACCTAAAGCCACCCAAGTGGTCCCGATCTTTTGCTCAAGGCTGACGGTGGCTCCGTCGAATGTCCCGGCTACAAAGAATCCACTAGGTGTCCCGGTCCCTGTGTTGACTGCGGGTGTGGTTGATGAATCAAAGGCACCAGCACCACCGCTTAGGTTGGAGTTGGCAAGTGTTATGTCTGTGCTAAAGTTTGGCATGATGTTGGGTTATTGAGGGTAGGTAGAAGTGTTAACACCAGTGCTAGTTCCTAAGCCACCCATGGTTGGCCTACGTAACACAAGGGATGCAGCACCGCGCTTCTTCTTTTGCGCCGCCCCAGATTGCTCTGGTTGTTTGACTGTTTCAGCTACGGCTGTTGGGGGTGGTGGAGATGCGGGAGGCTCCGGGGGCTTGGGGGTCTTGACAGACATGCACATGGGTTATTCGGGGGTAAGGAATTGGTTCTCTAACTGGTCTTCATGAAGGGTCTTTAGAAAGTTAACAAGTTCTCGCTTCCCCATATAAAAATCAATCTCCCGAAGCGAATCGCTAGGGGAGAAATCTTTGCTTGGCACGCGGTCGTCCAAGAACTTTATAAGGTCATCTGGGATGTTAGGAATGTAATCACTCATGTTGGACTTTCCTATTATGGTCCTTATTTGTAATACAACTTCGTTCAAGGTGGGCCAAAGCTCGCCAAGCAACAGCCGCCCACTCCCCCTCAAGCATGTGTCGGAGCATGGCATCAAGCTCATCCTTGGACTTACTCATGTCCCACCATATCTCATCTTCGGGGTGGTGTTGGATGTTACCTTTGTAGCTTTGCTTGGCTACTTCCACCAAGGCGTGGGGAAAATAACACATCAACCCACGATACAATGGTATCTGTTTGCGCTCCTCGGCGGTGCCTTCGATTGTTATTGTGTTGGGGTCCATAGCTTTATCTCCTTTGTTTCTTTGTTGTAGTATCCATCTCTAAGGATGAAGGCCATCCGGGCATTGAGTAGGGCATCCTCCTCGGTCATCCCAGCTTTCTCGTAGGTGTTAACAACAGTCTGCCACTCGGCTCCGTCCTTGTTAAGGATCTTTTCGGCTGTCTTTAGGCCCACCCGTGGGACACCAAAGTAACCATCGGTTGCGTCACCAGCAAGGGTCTGCACTAGGTGTTGGAAGTCGGCTTCCTCTTTTGTTATCTTGCGTAGGTCGTCCTTAAGGAAGTTATACCAAGTGCAAGGCACGGTCGCGAAGTCCTTGTCTCCACTGACAATAACCGAACCATCGGGGTCACGGCTACCAATGATACCTAGGACATCGTCGGCTTCCAAGCGGTCCACCTTAAGAGACGTCCACTCATCACAAGCCCACTCACGAAGGTCATTGATGCCTAGGGGTGATCGCTTGTCCCGGCGGTGTGCTTTATACTGTAGGTTTATCTCATGGCGAAACGTGTAGCGATCCGAGAACACCATCGTTATCTCATCACCGTTGTCTTCGTATGCGTCGAGGATCTCACAGATACAATCAGTCACCATGATAAAGGAATCCTTGAGGTCACTGAAGTCAGAGTGGACTGTGAAGATGTCATCGTCCCATCGGATCTCCTTCTCGGCTGCAAAGGCAGCACGGTAAAGAAGCATGTCGCCGTCTATGTATATTTTCTTACTCATCGTATTGGTGTGCAAGTAAGGATTCCGCTGCCATAGCTCCAGCCTTGTAGTTTTTATACTCTAACGGTTCAATCTGTTCCAAGTAAGGGTTGTCGGTCCAGTCAGATGTTTCTCTCTGCACCAACACGTTTCGGAATCCATCCCACCAAACAGGATAGTCACCCGAAGAGAGTTCAACCGTGGCTTGCTTTAGTTTCTTTTTCCATTTTTTCATAGATCTTTTTAGTGTGTGTCTTTCCAGGTTTTACCAATGCTATACTCACCATCGAGTGGGCATCGGAAGCTTAACAACTTACCAGCCCTTGCCAGTGAGTCACAGAATAGTTGACCTAGTTCCTCCGCGTGTTCCTCAAGGCAACTGAACTGGACCTCATCGTGGATGTTACCGTGGAGTTCGTAGGGGTGCGGGGCCTCCTCGTTAAATACAATGAGTGCCTTCTTCATCAGAACAGCGCCACTAGATTGTAATAACAAATTGAGAGCAGAATGCGCCGAGCGAACCGGGAGTCGTCTTCCGTCAATCCCACCTAGCCATTGCTTACCTTTAAGAGCTTGCTCGATGTCTTTGTGTAGACGTTTAATGGATGGAGTCTTACGCATGAACTCTTCCTTGATCCTCTTACCTTCTCGTCTTCCTCCTCCAACAATTTTACCTATGAGACCGTCACCACCTCCGTAAAGGAAGGCGTAGATAAATCGTTTCGAACTCGATCTGTCAGGCAAACCAGCCGCCTGTTGGTTAACTGTATGGATGTCCCCTTCAATAATTGTCTTTGCATACGACCCTTTGTCATACGGATAGAGGTAGTGAGCAAGGCACCTGAGTTCTAATCCACTGGCATCCGCACCTACTAACACTTTCCCCTCCGGTGCGGTGAACAGATCGCGACACTGGGAACCATAGACGGCACGTGAAGCTGGCACTTGGGCTACGTTGGGCTTGCTGTGGGTGCATCGTCCGGTGACTGCTCCGTTTGTATTGACCTCACCGTGGATGCGTCCGTCCTTGACTAATGTTAACCAACCTTGGCGACCCTCGGCTACCTGTCCTAGGCGTTTGCTAATAAGGAGATACTCCAATAACAACTTAGCCTCTGGTTTATCAATCTCCTTAAGGACTGCCTCATCAATCTTAGGTCGCTTCCCTTCGTATGCCTCTGGCTCCCACCCCATCTTCATCAAGCGTTCTGCTATCTGGTCCCGGCTGTTAGGGTTGAATGGAATGGTCTTGGTTTTGTTACCAGTCTTTGCTGCCTTGTCTGCAAGAACTTGCTTCAACTTATTCTCCTTGAGGACAAGCTTAAGGCCACCCTTGGTTGCAGCCGTGTAAGTCTTACCGTCTACCTCAACTTGCCAACCCTTTGGGGTCTTCATCTCCTCCGTGGTTGACGGGAACATGTCTTGTAGTTCGTCCCGGAGTTCAGCCCGTCGTGCCATAAGTTCTTCGGCAAGCTCGTTAGCTTTCTTGATGTCGAAGGGCCATCCGTTAATCTCCTGTTGTGTCATCAACTCCGCAAAGTCATGCTCAAGAAATAACATCTCTGCTGAGGGCTTACCGGACATGAAGTGAAGGAACAGATCCACCACCACATTAACATCCTGCTCACAGTAGTCTTGCATCTCTTGACTCCACTTAGTCCAGTCCTCGGTGGCACCGTGGTCATCCTTTTCGTTACCCAAGCGGAGACCCCATGCCTTCAAGCTGTGTCGTCCTCGTAGGTTCTTGGGGAACTCTTCGCCTCGCCTACAGTCCTCCGTAAAGAGATCGGGGTGCATGACTTGAGACATGACCTTGGTGTCAACGACTCGTGCTGTGATCTCATAGCCTAGCTTTCGGAGTGCCGGTGCATCAAAGTTGATCGCGTTGTGACCACAGATGTTATGGCTTGCGTTCAACATGGCCACACCTTCATCTAGGTTGTTAGCATTGGAACTAAACGAGTGCATCTCACGGGCTTCCGGGTCGTAGATGGAGATACAGTGAAGATCCTTTAACCCAGCAAGGGTAGGCCAGAAGTCGATAGCGTTAGTCTCTATATCAAAGTAGAGCATCTTATGTTTTTTCATTCTTAGTTGTTGTTAATGTTAAGTGCCGGTCTGTTCCCGGCTGTCATGGTTAGTTTTACTTCGTCCAAAGGAAGAGGGAGTAGGATGCCTAGCCATTAAATTAATAAGTCGCCCCACTGTTCAGCCATAGCATCCGCGATGCCTTGACAAGTGACCGACCTGTTCTTCCACCGATCTTTACCGGGTGAAGCGTAGTGGACTTTATGAGTGTCCTTTTTAGGAAGGCGTTGCATCTCTTGTTTTACATTCATGGTTTCGAAAAGCGGCGGTAAATTTTTTAACCAAAAACCTGTCGCCTTA